ATTAGGAATCCTAAGCCTGTAAGTAATGGTCCTAGTGCAGCAACTAGACCTATAACGACCAAGGCGTTGTTTTTATAGTAGGATCTAGATCGTTAAAAGCTGTGACCAATCTAGATACAAATTCCATGATTCTAGTAACGATAGGTTGCAAAGTTTTAGCTAGATCTGCTATAGCTAACTGGAAGGCTAACTGCGATTTTCTGGCTTCAGTTACATCTTTGTTATTTTCCCTGTATTTTTTATTAACTTCTTCTAAGCCAGTACTGGCTAATTTATTTTAAAATAAAAGTTTTTGTTCTTCACCTAGTTTTGATAGCCTCTGCTAGACCAGCATTAAAATCATCTAAGTTTATGCCAGACCTTTCTAAAAGTTCAGAAAATGGACCAATAGCTTTACCAGTGGCTAAAGTTTCTTGCAGTCCATCTGCAATACCTTCAAACTTTAAAGTATCAGAAAACTTAACGGCAGCACCAGAAATATTATCTAAAGCCCTAGTAAGATTTTCGCCTTTAAATCCAGCAGCTAGTAAGTTCGATAAACCTTCAACAGAAGAATCTGTTTTCACCAGTGATGGCTTGTACTTCTTTGAGCTGATCGCGAATAAAATTAAGACCTTCGCCAGCCAATAAAGCGTTGGTTTCCAATCTACCAAGATCAGATCTTAGTTCTTCAGTACCTTTTGTAACTAAAGCCAAACCAGCTACAATAGGAGCAGTAAAATTCATGCTCATGCTACTGCCTATACTAGATAGGCGTTTGCCAACTTTCTTTAGCCTTCTATCCACGTTTTTCATCTGGGAAGAAAACTGCTTTAAGTCCGCTCTAAATCTTATAGAAATGTTGGCTAAACTACTCATGAAGTGACTTTGTGAATAGCTTCAAAAATAGAAATGAACTCGTCTGCTGGACTCCAACATTGTTTCCTTTATGCCACAAAAAAACCCCTACAACGGATTGAGGGTTTTCCCGAATTATGAAAAAACAACAAACTAAAATTTTATTCTTTACTTTTCTTTGCCTCATCTATCTTAGACCACAATTCTTTAGGATCTATTTTTTAAGTACTTTTTAATTTTGAATTATCCCAGGCTAAAGGATAGAGATCATGCATAGATTTCTTTTTATGCTTCTTATCTAAGTGCGGAGAAAGAACAGTGACTATAAGTTCCCGATGCATTTCCCATCGCTCCTTAAATAGATTTTCCTCATAACGCTCAAAGCCTTTTATTTTATTCTTAAAGGCTCTAGGAGTGGTCTGGTAGAAATCATCCTCACGCATTTGTAAGATACCAAAGGCAATTTCTTCCAGTTCATCCCATGTTATTTCTTTGCTTTCGGTTTTGGAGCTTTCTTCTGGCTCACCTTTTTTTTCCGTTTTCTGCGCCTGGAATGCTTTTCATGAAAGCATCGACCACCGTTTGCAATTTACCAGAATCCTGAAAGACTAAATCATTTAAGATGTCATCTGTATTCAAAGACTCGCCACCAGCATTTATAACTCCAGCATTTACAAGATCTCCTATTTTTCCAAGGCATCAAATTTGGGATCTTCACTTATATTGCTAAAGGTTTTTTCAAATACCTTAATCACACCTTGGATTCCTTCTTGTTCCCAAAGCACACCAAGATGTCTAAAAGCCCCATAACCAAACTTTATAGGGTGAGATACACCCTCTATCGTGATTGATTTCATAAGCTTATATATTTGGAAGATCTACTTTCTCTAATTTCTTAGATCCAGAAAAGGATATAGAAGCTGTACCATCTTCTTCTACTGCTAGATTAAGTTCTAAACTTTCGATAATACATTCACCTTTAAACATAAAAGATGCATCACCTTCTGAGGGAACAAATTCAATAGGGATAGCAGTATCAGTATCGTCATTGTAAAGATCGAACAAGGCTCCAAAATCGTGAGCATCTTCACCATCCGAAAGATAAACCGCCAATGCTGATGCAGAACCGCTGAAAGACTTCTGGCCTTTAGCCCTTTCTACACCATCTGTGTCTTTTGTAGATCGCTCTCTGATTTCTCTTGTAAGACTTACGCTACATTCTGTAGAATGATATATTGTTTTTTCGTCTAAGGTCATCCTTAGGTTACCATTCATTACTTTTTCTCCGGCCATAATTTCTAAGATTTAAAATTTAAATTCATAATTAATTGTGCAAAGACCTTCACGGCCATCGCTGTAGTTGTAACCTGTCTCGTTTCCACGAAACTTCCAGTTGTAACTTGATTCTTTTATTGCAGTTTCAATCGCATCTACTATTGTAGCTCCTTGATTTAAAGACTTGGCGAATACAAAAATGTCTACTGCATATTGCGCACTTCCATCTTTTGTGATTGGTCCAGTATTGCTTAATTTAAAATTGACAAAAGGGAGTTCTTTTTCTTGTGTGGCTAGATCCCAAAATACATTAGCATCTATCACATCTGTAATTGCTTCCAGACTCATTACTTCATTTACATGTTTTGCTGCCTGTAGTATCATGAGCTTAGTTTATCAATTTTTTCTGAATAAATTTTTGCATTTGCTTTTCGTACTTAGCAGTAGTTGATGAATTACGCTGCGAGACTACTCTATCTCTAGCCTTGTCCACAACTGTGTTTATTTGTTTTCTAGATCCACTTTTGTTAGATCCTATCTCAGTTCCTTTGTCTACAACCATGTGCCGGTAGTAACCGCTTTTTTTCCTTTTGTAGAAGGTCTTACCACTATTTGTGGATTACCGCCTACAGCACGAGCCGGCACGGTTTCTTTTGCCACAGACTTCTTAAGGTTGCCTGGTGGATAGCTATTCCCAAAACGCTTTGTAGTCCTATTGCTTTGTGGGAGTTCATCCCTATAAGCCCTTACCAATGGTGTCGCTAGTTTCCTTTGTATCTTAAGCACTTCACGCCTAGTCATTTTGTCGTCTAGCTTTTTCAGCTTTCGATTGAGCTCCGAAAATCCTTTTACATCAATGTCCACGTCTTGTGCATTTAAGTTTAAGAAATCTATTTTTTTGTTGGCCAGATAATTCTATAGAGTTAATCTGGTAGATCCCATCAAAGTCCTTAACGAAATACTTTTGTCCATTCACAAATAGATCTGAGCTAAATCTTACAATGAAGGCCACCACTCCAATTCCAATGACTCTACCATCGTCATCATCTTCACTTCCTGTAAAATCTTCACGCTTTGCATACACCACCTCTTTCACCAACTCATCTTCTTGAGTGGATTCTCCGGTGTCGGTTTTGGTCGCTGTATTTTTGAATAGAGATACTTTTCTATTTAATTGTCCAGCGTGTATGTATGCAGATTTATTCATCAAAATGTTTTCTGTAAGGTCGCAATACGTTGTGCGCTGCCTGATTAATTTAATGGGCATATTTTCCCTGTAGGTGTCGTTGTGAGCGAATAGCAAAAGACAAGCTCTCTTTATGTCCGCAGGAATGTCCGCAACACTATAACCAAGATCTGCAGTGATAAAGATTCTATAGCCAAAATCTGAAGGGATATCCATGTCTAAGTAGAGGATCTTACTTTCGTAATTCCAATTATTATCTTGGATATCTTTCAGAGTACCATTTTCATCTTCATACTTAAGAGCTGTGATGCCATCTTCTATAATGGGAAATTTAAGTTGAAATCTATCGAACCAACCTTCAACTTCTACGGTAGATCCTAGTCGTTTAAGCACAGGATATTCCAGATAGTTTTCTATCTCGGTAGTGGCTGAATCTATAAATAATTGTAACAATGAATCTTCATCATCAAAATCTATTTTAGAATTCGCTTTTGCCTGGGCAAGAGTAACTATATTTTCTGTTGCTTCTGGAGCACCGTATCTAAGACTGAAAGTGTTCATAAATTATTTAACTATTTCGCCATCTTTGTTTTTCACTAACTCGTCAGCCTGTTTTTCTTTTAAGACAACAGTCATCCCTTTATGTTGTGGAAGACCGTATTTTCCAGCTGCATTGTGACAAAGGATCTTCACCTTTACATCCTTTTGCTTTTCTGGCTTTTTAGATTTTGCTTTCTTAGCTTTAGACTTTTCTTGATCTGCAGCTTTTTTGGCCTCACCAGTAGATTGCTCCACCTTTTCTGTGCTTTTATTTTCTTCAGACATAATTTTAAATTTTTAATATTATATCACTCTGAGCCTGAAAGACCCAGAGCAACACAATAAATGATTATATGGTGATAAATTTGTTGGCAGAGAATGCATTTTCCTGAGCTATCTCTACACCTGCGTGAGAGTTGATTACCAATCTAATGGCATTACTCAAAGAAGCAGAATAAGGATCTTCCAATAAAGACACTGCGCCCCATTCTCCAATAAACAATTTACTAAAGTCTCCGTAAATTAAGGCCTCTTTATCTGTAAGTGTAGGCACAAGAGAAGTTGCAGCGGCATTACTACCATTTAACTCATTTCTATTTTCCATAACGAATCGACCAGAACCAGCATCTTTCTTGGTACTCATGAAAGCAGCTCTAAGCTGGGGAGACATTAGGTAAGCTCTAGAAAGTTCAGTTGCATCTTCTGCATCTATTAAGCCCATAAGCTCAGTGACATGCTCCCATTTTGCAGCTTCCGGTGTTTCTACAGAAGAAAGGACTGTTCCAGCCTTGTTCAAAATTCCTTCTGGCTCGTTGCCAGATCCAGCTCCGTTGATTGCTGCAGCATTTAGAGAAGTCTCATAAGCTCGCAAAATCATTTGTCTTACAAGGCTTTCTACATCTGGACTAGACTGTAGAATAAGTCTTCTAGAAACATCTACTGCGCCACCCAAACGTTCTGGAGAAAGTTCTGGGCCAGTAAAGTTCTTATCTTGTGGAGTAATAGCAGCATTTTCTGCTAACCATTGCATGGTGTACTTTTGTCCAACAGGAAGGGGAATAGATCCTCCAGTTAAACCGCTTAATCTTGTAGCTCCAAGAGACTCCAAGAAAGTTGCTGGTTGAAAAGGCATTTGCACTCTTGGAGTTTGATCTACAACCAATTGACCTCCCTTTTCACCACTATCACCGGTGACAGATTGAGCCCGTAAAGCAGACATAGGGATGGTAAATCTTGCATTATCTGGAGTTTCTACTCCTGCAGCTCTATTGGCCTCGATTCCAATTTCATTAAGTTCTTTTTCTGCACCTTCCAAAATGCCTTTACTTCTAAAAGCTTTGGTAATGGATGCACGCTCCGTGATTTCACGCTTTTCAGCTTCTTCACCTTTTGGTTTAGCACCACTTTTGCGCTCACCTTTTTGGGCTGCAGCTCTTTTTTCGAAGTCTTCAATTTGTCTCTCTTCTGCAATGTCAGCATCTAGTGCCTCGATTTCAGTTTGGAGAGTTGCAAATTGGGTTCTTTGTTCATCGGTGAATTTTCCATCACCTTCTTTTCTGGCCTTGACCAGATCTTCTTGAGCTTTAGTTTTTGAAGCTCTCTCTTGTTGTAACTGTGCAATTTTAAGCATGGGTATTATTTTATTGATTAATAATTGAAGCTTCAAAAACATCAAATTCTGAAGTTCTTTTTCTTCATCTGTATCATCCTCGGTAGAGTCTGCAGATGTATCTGGCTTAAATTCTTTTCGAATCTCATTTAGGTCATTTGTATTTCTAGCCAATGCATCTGGATTGGAGTTAAGAGCAACGATGGACCATTCTTGTAGTCTTTGCTGTGTGAAATACAAAACATCGGGATCTTCATTAAGATCTTCTAGTCCATATCTGCCATCTAAGATTTCAGCACTTATGGAAGCTCCACGAATTATTCTACTCTTAACTTTGTTAAAAATCTTTTCTGCTAGAGGATTGTTTTCTGCATCTTCAAATCTTACACGCCCTATCACAAAACCATTTTCAATAAAAACTTCTGAAGTACCAATGACACTATCTGCATCCCTATGATTATGATTGTAACACACAATAGGATTTGTTTGATAGCGATCAAGGAGCCATCCATCACTTTTGAAAACAGTATTATAAGTATCTACTGCTTCGCTAGAAATCACAAAGTCAGCAGTTCTTTCTGCTTCATTGATACTATCTGCACGCACTTGTGCATTTCTTACTTGTATTTTATCCTTTGCTTTCATCAGCTAATAGTTTTTTCATTTGTTCTTCATTAAGAAGATTTTGACATTTGTAGGAACTGATCGCCATCATCATAAGGATTCATGCTTTCCAATTTTCTTATTTCGTTGGGAGTCATTGCTTTTAGGAACACCATAGACTTGTAGTATTCTGCTCTGCTTTTTGGATCGACTTGCAGTAAGATCTTAAAGTTTTGATCTATTGCTATCGACTTTTCTTTTTCAGAATTTGTAAAAAGTTTAAAGTCCAATTCTTCCTTAATCTTTTGGGCAATAGGTTTTACAGCAGATTGTAAATAATCTTGCTCCATCTGCACCATGGAATTATAACCGCCCTCACCTTTTATTCTCAATTTGTGATTTGGGATGTGTAACCACCGGGCAATATCTTCTGTACCATTGGCGTAGGTTTCAATAAATTTTGATTCTTCAGGATTAAGACCTATCCTTTTATATTGCATCCCTTCATCCAGTACTGCTGCTCTATGCTTATTCATAGTCGTAAGCCTTTTTTCAAAAGCTGTACCTATAGCATCTTTTGCAGGAGCTTTTAGAACTTTATCGGTTTCAATTACCCCATAACTAAGGCCTTGATCTTCTAGAGAGCTAGAGCCAAATTTTTGTGCATTGAGTGTAACACCAAGATTATCTGCTGCAAATTCTAAAACAGATTTACCTAACTTCCCATCAAATGAAAAGCCCGGTATATGCAGCACCTCATAAGATTTGTACATCTTACCTTTGTACTCATAGTACAATTCATTTTCATGATCTATAACCGTTACCAGATTTGAGTCCCAAAAGTTTAAGGCTGTTTTGTTACCAGATTCATCGGTCACAATACCAGCAAAAAATTACCCCTTAATAATACCGTTGCAGCTATTTGGTGTTTAAAACCAAAAGCAGACTGGTGGTAGTTTGGTCTAGTATTAAGTAATTTTTGAACCGGGTGATCCTTAAGGTAGGAAACTGTATCGTCTGTTTTTTGAATGACAGCATGTGGAAGTATGGCAATAGAATTGGCAATCATGTCTATTCCACTGTAAAATGCGGAAAGCGTTAATGAGCTGCGAACATTTACTTTATTTGCAGATTGCGTTAAGCTACCGTAACCAAAACTAGGGAAGCCTTGAAGCAATGCTGGAGAGCTAACTACTGATCTTAACGCATTTTGAAAAACAGACATATTTCTTTTATCTGCTTCAAAAATACGGGAGCTATCTAATTAAAAACTCCAACAATGTTTCCTTTTTTGGAGTTTTTAAAATTGTGCTAACAGTGTATAAAAACATTTAAACGTTTTTTTATACGGGTGTTAGCCACAATACTACCCCTGTGCTTCCTGTTGTTCTTTTACCCATTGAGTAAAGTGCAACACATAAGCAGGTTACAAATCCATTTGTTTTAAATGGGTGTTCGCTATTCATTACTATATCCATTGCTACTTTTAGGTAGTATTTTAATCTTTTGTTCATCATTTAATTTACTATCTAAGTGCTTATGAAATTCAATCCCTATTTCGTCTATATCTTCATTACTTATTTGCCCAATCTCAGGAAAGTTTTTCTGATAAAGAATCTAAATGTATCTGTCATAATTTACCGTAAAGTGGCTAACACAAAATATAGTGAATAGCCTATTAAACATTTATTTTAAACCGAAACTTTTAGGTGGTCGGCTACTCACCATATTCAAACGTTAGCAACAATAATTTACTACTATCCACATCCAAATGAAGTGCATTACTTGGTCTACTACAAAATCATAGGTTAGTGGTTTTCTAAAACACATTTTTTTAATGTTACATCCCAAAATCTAAATTTTATTTTTCTCATTTCTTTAGTTTTCTTTTAGTATAAAAATGCATACTGCAATTTCAAAAGCCATCAGAATTATTATAAGTAAAATTCTTATCCAGTGGTCGTTGATCCATTTAAGATCGAGTAGGGTAGAAGTCGCCAATGGGAAAGCAAAAGTAAGTATGACTATAAATATAAATTTGAGGTTCTTTTTTCATTTCTTGTTGTTTTTTCTCTTGTTCACATTGCTAAAACTTCTGTAACATGAGTATTTGTACTCCCCAAAAAATTCAAAGTATTGATCATTTGCCCGGTTAAAGGCTTCAAGATTTGTTTTAGAGGTTTTTAGCATTTCAAAAAGTAGTTGTAAAATCCTACGTTAGTGGCCAGCTTTTTAATTAGTTGATTTTCAGTTTCTAATTCAGAATGTGATTTCATTTGGATCGGTGTTATTGTATTGAGATTCGTTATTATCCTCTGGTGTCATGGTTCCTGCTAGAGCCATTACAGATGCAATGATGCCATCTATTCTTTTGGTCGATTTGTTTTTTGCATAGCGTATATTTTCGTTTGGATCTTGATAAGCTACGCAACCAGATATCATCCACTTTAAAATTGGGTGGCCGCCATGTCTTATTTTTTCAGAATAAATAAGCGTTTCAAATTCTTTAGTTGGAAATGAAAAGTGAGCTGTAGTCTGTGGAAATGGGTGCATCTCTATTTCTCTAGCTGTTAGATTCTGTACCAGTTGAGTAGCTTGCCAGGAATCATATTCATACCATTTTGGGTGAAGCACATCCCAACAGAATGCAACAATGCTTTGTAAATTCTCATAGTCAATTTGGTTACCTGGTGTCGCCTGAAGGATGGGCTGCTTTTCAAAAAAACTCTTACATCATTAAAACCTTTTAGATCGATGTATTTTTTAGGGTTGATTTTTCCAAAATTTATAAGGAACTCTATCCTCAGACGATCTTTTTTCACTGTATCTAGTGGGCAAAAGAGCATAGGCAATAAATCTCTTATCCCATCTTCGTCTGGATTACTTACAAAAACTATAGCAGATAAATCTATCGTTGAACTTAGGTCCAAGGCGCCGGCACATCCATGCTCAATAAAATTTTCATTCTTATTTTCCCCGAACATTTATCCCAGATACTTTCAGGAATTCTAACATCTGCAGCGTCTACCCACATATTAAGGTGCTTTGTTTTAAAGTTTGGTATTTTACTAGATTGGTTAATTGCCTTTTTATACTCAGATTTTTAGATGTGAAATAGATACAGATACATTTAAATTTGGATTTGCTTTTATCCAATTTGTTTCATCCTCCCAATCATCGTTATCATCCAGGTCATGTATCATTATAAAAGTGTGATCATCATCTTTTATCCCACTCAAAATTTCTTTGTAAACATCTTCAGCTTCCTTGCAGGCAGATTGCATGTTGAATCCTGCAGTAGTAATTATATAAAGCAAAGGATTTTTTCTAGCCCCCATTGCAGATTCCAAAACCTCTCTAATGCTGTCGTCCTTGTGAGCATGGTATTCATCTATGATCGCAAGTGAAGGATTTAATCCATCCTGTGATTTGGAGTCACCACCAAGAAATTTAAATTTACCCATGGCAGATGGATATCTTATTTCACGCTGTGTATTTTGCACACCTCCAGATCTAAGCGCTATAGATTTTTTTACAAAGTCATAAGCTTGTTGCCAAACTATTTTAGCCTGGTCTTCTTTTGTTGCTCCAGCGTATATTTCTGGTGAAGCTTCATCATCGAAGCACAAAAATAAAGACCAACTCCAGCCAAAGTTGCTGTCTTACCATTTTTTCTGGCCACTTTTTCATAGACTGTTTTTATTCTTCTGTTACCAGACTGGTCCTTCGATCCCAAAATATTATAAAGAGTAAACTGCTGCCAAGGTTCTAGAGTAAATGACTCTTTAAGTTTTCCTTTTTCACCCTTGGTATGGATTAGAAATTCTTCAAAGAATTTAATAATATGCATCCCTGCAGCATGATCTATGTAAAAACCAGACTGATCACTTTCATCAATCCACTTGTAAAATCTGTTGACTGCTTGCTTAATGGTTTTACCCACCGTGAGCTTTCCAGATCGAACATCTTCTGCATATTGAAATGGCACAGAATGTAGCATGTCATCAGTTATATGCATCGATTATGATTTTTAAGTTTTCCAAATTCTTCAAATAGATCACCCTGAGCTGGATCTACTGTTTGCTTTAATTCTTTTTCAGATTTAGGATCTATACCAAATTGCTTAAAGCACTGCATGATCGCTTTTTCAGCATCACGTTTTATAGTCAAATACACAGATATATTTTCGGCACCAGAATTATACCTCTGGACATATCCAGATCCTTTCTTTTCTTTGTTCTTAGCTCTTATTTGTCTTACAGACCATTCCCCATTGTGAAAAGTTTTCTGCCAGTATCTCGACTGCAGGAACATGAATGCGTTTTAAAGAATCATTTGAGATCAAAATCTTAGAAAAGTTTTTAAAATGCTTTTGGGCATTTGTATCTAAATAAACTGGTGCCTCAGGAATTGATTCAATCAATTCAGAAGCTTCTCCTTTGTGTACTGTTTTCATATCTAATGCTTTAGCCCCCCCTTTAAAATTTACAATCAGTAAAATTCTTGA